GGCTTTAATAGTTCTATTTTGAAACGATGGGTATAACACAGACTCCCAGAGCACGTCACCCGGACTCACCCTTTTCAAGTGTTCTCGTGAAACCCGTGTGGGAAGTCGTTGGACTTCGCCAAACAAAGCTCGTAAGAACACTCTCCAAGGTTGGTTCAGGTCCGTAACTCTGAGACCCTTCATACCGATCCACTCCGCCCACGTACCAAATGATACTTCGGAAACCCCAGGTCGAGCCATAAAGATCAGGACTCTCTGAACACCTTTAGACAATTTGTTTAAAGGCTTCATGAGAGCTCCCTTCACTCTATAACCTTTCCCGAGGAACCCTAACATCATTGAAGGGGTTACCTTTCTACCCATTCTCAGGATAAGTTGAAGCAACGCATCAAAGGATCGAATGGCCGCCGAAGCCTCTTTTAGGGGCAGTGGCGTACAATCTTTCCCATGAGCGTAGAATCTCTTTGCAAACTCCCACGTCCCATTATATGAGACGAGAGATTTTGCAAATGAGATTTCGACTCCAACCCTCTCCATCAAACGTAAATATTCCCGAGCGACCTGGCTATCCCAAATAACCACGTCGTCACCCAGGACGGCGTACTTAGTAAACCACTCCCGAAACCCTGCTTCAAAAGCAGCCAATTGTATCAAGTAATGATGAGTAAGAGCCAACATTCCCCAAGAACTATATGCCCCCATAGGCTGTCCAACAGCATAAAATACTGAAGCGCCTACGCCAGCATACCGCCTAGGGATACTGTAAGCTCTCCCCACCAGGAGCTCCCGCCATGGATCTCCAGCCCCGGGCCAAATACCATCGATGATTACCGACTGCAATTGAGCCGGAAGCCGGTCCGTAGCCGCCGAGAGATCGAAACTGGCACAATAACCAGTTCCGACACTCTCCGCAATTCTACGAACTGCTGCTTCCTGATCGAATGTCGCATCTTGAGGAATATTCTTCAAGATAGCAAAAATTCCATCATGAAGCGGCTTCAGACACAATTGCGTCCAATAATCAACCATGGCAAAGACCCGGACTTTACCAGGTTCCTCTTTCGTCCCCAACTTTCCCATTGGACGTCCGAAGACCAGACCCGTCGTACCAGTGGAAGCCAATTTCCGAATCACTTCGGTTATTGGTCCCGCATAAGACGGATTAATTACCTTCTGTAATAAGTCCATTTTATCCAGGATCCAAGGGAACTCATAAAGGATAGAATAGGCCTGAATAACGCAAACAGAAAGGGTGGTCTGACGACCAACCCACTTCGGTTTTACGTTACCCGGGCTTTCAACTAATCCCTTATGTTCACCCTTCTTCTTCCCCTGCTGCGTCAGAGGTCCAGATCGTACTAATGGAAGTACTCTCCAACCTGCTAATCTTTTGACTTGTAAATTCTTTACAAACCAACTTATTAAATAGGTAGGATCGTACTCCGCATTACCACAAAATGGAGACGTAATAGTCTTCACGTTAAATATTCCCCTAAAATCCAATACCCGGTATAAACCGAATAATGTCATCCAGAAACGAATAACAACGATATCATTCTTACGTATTCTCTCGCGGTGGTTGGGAACCACTATACGAGGAATCCCTGACTTAGTACGGCTCACTCTCATCTTCAAAGGTGTTAAGTCCTTTAACTCTTGACGAGCGCAGTACTTCATAAGAAGGACTGAGCACGCTTTGAGATAAAGGGCTAATCCCTTTGTCCCTGAGAGTCGGCGAAGTCTCATACAATCTCTGCTAAATGACAGGATCGCTAATACCCACGAACGACTCATTTTCCCTAGCAACAGTTGACTAACTTTAATAAGAAAGCCAACTAATGCTGATTCGCGTTTTACGGCGAATTGCCAAGAATACCGTCGCTTCACCTGCTCTAACCACGAACGTTGGTTCTTGTAGGTATTAAGTAAGTTTAGCATGGTATTCTTCTTCTGTTTCTCGGCTTCTTCGTAAAGAGGCCGAGGCAGTAGGCACCTCTTTCAAGGGCTTAAGGGTTATGATTCGTTACAACCTTCTCAATGGTGATTTCTCACCCTCCCCGGCCCCGATGGGAGGGTCTGACCTCACTAAACTCCTAAAAACGGCTCCTATTGCTCGAAGTCGCTCCTAGTCATCTAATGAAATCAAACTTCTCTTTATCCATCTAAAACCTTTTAGTTTTAGAGAGAAG